CTTGATGAATGATGCAAGAGTTCAAACTTGGGCTAGTTTGTACGATAGAGCGATTGCAAGCATCATGTTAAGTGATAAAGGCAAACAATATCCTAACACTTCATTAAACGTAACAACACGATAAGGAATATATTATGGCAGAAATGAGCGACTTTTTAGAGAACGCATTGTTAAATGCAACTTTAAATGGCACAACTTACACATCACCTGCAGCAGTTTATGTAGCATTATTTACAACTGACCCAACAGACGCAGGTTCAGGTACAGAAGTATCTGGTGGTTCTTATGCTAGAAAAGCAGTAACATTTGGTACAGCTTCTGGCACAAGTGGATCTATTTCTAACGATGCAGCAGTAGAATTTGACCAAGCCACAGGAAACTGGGGTACAATTTCTCACATAGGCATTTATGATGCTTTAACAACAGGCAATCTTTTGTATCACACCGCCCTTGACTCAAGCAAGCAGATCGATACTGGAGATATTTTCAAGATAGCAATCGGTAGCTTAACTGTTACATTGGCTTAATTATGGCAGACGTTTGCGGTCCTTTTACGCTTGAACAATTAGACCAATTTGGTAATCTAGATTCTCTTGCGTTTTCATTAGACAGTGCTGTCTGGGAAGATCCAAACGTTTGTATATTAGAAGCTGCTGCAACTGTTACCGGTGAAGCAACAGTTAGTGCAGATGCTAGTCGTACATTATTTGCTAATGCGTCAATCGATGGAGTTGCAACAGTATCAGCAACGCCAACAAAGATAACAGAAGGATCAGCAGACATTACCGCAGATGCCACTGTAACGGCAGCAGGTGGATTAGTTAAAACATCTACAGGATCTATTACAGGAACTGCAACGATTACAGCAGATGGATTTGCAATTAGAGGTGGTATTGCAAGTATTACAAGCAATGCTACTATTAATGCTATTGGTAACTATACTGTTAATGGTGATGCTACTATTACCGCAGAAGCTAATGTATCTGTTCAATATGCTAGAGTTCGTCTAGCTGACGGAGCAATTACAACAGCTACTACTGTAACTGGTGATGGTTTAAGAATAAGAACAAGTGTTGCTGATATACAATCAGAAGCAACTGTAACAGCACTAGGTGGTAAAATTGCACAAGGTGTTGCTACAATTACAGGATTAGCAAGTGTTACTTGCTTAGGTGGTAAAGTTCAGATTATGAACGCTACTGTAAATGGTAGAGCATTTATTGTGGCAAATGGAATTATAATAGGTGAGAATTGGTCAGATACTACACCTGAAAGCGACACATGGAATGATGTTACACCTGTTTCAGATACATGGACAGAAGTATCAGCATCTTCTAATACATGGATTAATCAATAAGAGGTAAAATATGTCAAAAGATAAAATATCAGATTATTCATCTACCAGTGCCGGTGCTAACTTAAACACCGATATTGCTGGAATTAACATAGATGAAGGATGCCCACCAAGTGGCATAAATAATGCTATTCGTGCATTAATGTCACAAATAAAAGACTTGCAAACAGGTGTATCAGGAGATACTCTTCCTATCGCTGCAGGCGGTACAGGTGAAGCTACTGCTGCTAGTGCTAGAGCTGCATTAGGCGTTGCTCTTAATGCGGATGTTTTAGGTTATGTTGCACCAGGTGCTGCAGGTAATTTTTTAACATCTACAGGAACTGATTGGACATCTGCTGCATTAGCTACCACTGTTGCAGTAACCTCTGTAACCGCAGGTGCTGGTATATCTTTATCTGCTAGCACAGGTGATGTTACTATTACCAATACAGGTGTTACTGATATTACAGCAGGATCAGGTATATCTGTTTCAGCTAATACTGGATCTATTACTATATCTGCTTCAGGCGGCGGTGGTTTTTCTAACATGCAAGTCTTTACTTCATCAGGTACTTTTGATTCTACTAATGTTAGTAAAGTCAAAGTAACAGTAGTTGGTGGTGGTGGTGGAGGTCCTAGAGGAAACACTGTTAATAGTAATTATCTAACATCAGGCGGCGGTGGTGGTGGAGCTGCTATTGAAGTTATTGATTTAACAAATGTCAACTCTGTTTCCGTGACTGTAGGAGCAGGAGGGGCTACTGGTAATAGCTCAGCATCAGCAGGAGGTACTTCTTCTTTTGGAGCATACTGTTCAGCTACTGGAGGATCACCAGGCTTAGTTGGTGAAGCTAATAATCCCCCTGCAGGAGGAGCAGGAGGATCAGGCTCAGGTGGAGCTGCAAACTCAGGAGGAGGTGATGGAGGATATTCTATTTACGTCAATACTCCAATGACTTTAGTTGGAAATGGCGGAAATTCAATATTAGGAGGAGGAGGTGGTCCTGCTGGTACTACTGGTGCTGCTAGATCAGGAAACCTTTATGGAGGAGGAGCTTCAGGTAATAATTATAAAAATAGCAATCCAGGTGCTGCAGGTGCTGCAGGAGTAGTAATTGTTGAATATTAATAGGAGTTATTAAATGGCAAAAAAAGCATTAGTAAATACAATAGAGCCTAGAGGTAAAAATAACTCTGGCTATAGAGTATTAGAAGTAGTAGAAGCAGGTAATGAGTTTGAAACCCATCCAGATTTACAATGGCATGACTGTGAAGATACAGTAGAAATGGATAAGTATTGGTATGATCCATCATCATCATCATTTAAAAAGTTACCTGAGGGAGTAATAGCACTTGACACAGTAGGTGCTTTAGCAACTGACAATGATGGTAATGATATAGAAAAATATGTATGGAACTGGGATACTGAAACTTGGTCTAAAGTACCATTATAAATTTCATAAATAAAGATTTACTTTTTAATTAAGTAATAGAAAGATAACAATGATAGATAAACCTAATTTTATAGAAGTGTATAATAATGTTTTTGATAAAGAATGGTGTGATTATACAATAGAATATTTTAATAAATATCAACAATTAGGATTTACAAAGAATAGACAAGATCATGATAATTCAGATAAACTTTATAAAGAAGATGAATCTTTATTTTTACCCGACCAAGATTTAAATTTAGAACACACCAATACTAAAATCGTTGATGTTTTTAATGAAAAGTTTTGGGCAGTAGCTTATAAGCAATACGCAGAAAAATATACAATATTAAATAATTTAAGTCCTCATAAAATATATTCAATGAAACTGCAAAAAACAGAACCAGGACAAGGGTATCATGTATGGCATTGTGAATCTGGTACTAGAGAGTCATCTAATCGTATATTAACCTGGACTGTTTATCTTAATGATAATTTTGAAGCAGGTGAAACAGAGTTTCTTTATCAACAATATAGATACAAACCTAAACAAGGAGATGTAGTAATATTTCCTGCAGCTTTTACACATACACACAGAGGAAACCCACCTATAGGTGGAGACAAATATATTATAACCGGATGGGTAGAATTTTAAGGAATGTTATGCCAACACAAAGAATTAATTTTACAGAATGGTTACCTGACCAACCTAACATTATTGATGGGTTATCAGATGCCAAAAATGTTATTCCAGAAGCTGTTGGCTATGGACCTATGCCGTCTGCAGCAAACTTTTCTCAAGATGCGTCAGAAAACATTAACAATGTAGGTGCAGGCTATTACGGATCTGTTACAGAAGTCTTTGCAGGTGGATCAAGCAAATTATTTAAGTTTAACTCTACTACTACTGCATTAGATGATGTATCTAAATCTGGTGGATATTCTGGATCTACAAGATGGAAGTTTCAACAGTTTGGTAGCAGACTTCTTGCAACTAATGGCAATCAACCTGTACAAGTATGGGACATAGGATCATCTACAGCATTTGCAGATGTATCAGCAGATGCACCTGTTGCTAAATATATTACTGTAGTTAAAGATTTTGTGGTTGTAGGTAATGTAGGAACAACAGAGCCAAACAAAGTTCAATGGTCAGATTTGAATGACGAAACAGTATGGACTACTGGCGGAGCATCTCAGGCAGATTATCAATTAATTCCAGATGGCGGTAATGTCAATGCAGTCACCGGTGGAGAGTTTGGTTTAGTATTGTGTGAGCGATCAGTCACTAGAATGACATACGTTGGATCACCATTATTCTTTCAATTCGATGTAATATCAAGAAATGTAGGATGCTCTGTACCTAACTCTGTAGCACAATTTGGTAGCAATACTTTCTTCTTATCAGAAGATGGTTTTTATATGTGTAATGGAGAAACAATCACACCAATCGGTGCTGAAAAAGTAGATCGTTATTTCTACAAAAATGCAGATCCTGTTGGATTATCTAGCATGAGTGCCACATCTGATCCTATTAATAAATTAATTATTTGGGATTATCTTACTATCAACAATACTCGTGAATTGCTTATTTATAATTGGCAAACACAAAGATGGTCAAGATCAGATACCATTGCAGATTATGTATCGTCATCTGCTACACCTAACGTTACATTAGAAGGTTTAGATACTTACAGTTCATCCATAGATACATTACCTGCATCATTAGACGCTAGATTATGGGCAGGTGGTAAATACTCATTTGTAGGAACAAGTGGAGCTAAGATAGTTACATTTACAGGCAATAATAAAACTGCTGAGTTAGTGACTAATGACTTAGAATTTGGTTATAACTCTGTTGTTACATTAATTAGACCAACTGTTAATAATGGATCAGCAAATGTATCAATAGCGTCTAGACGTGAACTAGATGACAACATTACATATTCT